TTGTAGTTTGTTTATCTATACCTGGAGCAAACTGTGCTTTAATTAAAGGCATTATGAAATCCTCTGAAATAAACCGGGTAAACTATAACCTCTTGTTTGTGCGTTTTGACCTGAACCAGTTGTGAATGTTCCTGTTTTAGGAGAAGTTAAACATCTCCAAGTCCCTGCAAAAGAAGCATTACTGCCACTAGTAAAACCACCTATGCCATCAACTTTACCTCTATCCGCATTACCACCACCTGTATTGGTGCCACCAGTATTAACAGTAGATCCATCCATTAAACCCATGTTTCCAGTAGTGTAAGGAAAGGTAATACTGGTGCCTACACCCACACTTACAGATGTTAAATTACCGGCGGTTGATCTAAACTGAAATTCTCTTATTGCTCCTACAGCAGTTGCACTTGATGGAACAGAACTAATACCAGTCAATGCTGATCCATCAATAGCGGGTAAAGCTCCAGATAGTTTGCTTGAGCTTACAGTTGTCAATCTTGCATCAGCAAGAGTTCCTGAAGAAATATTTGAAGCATTGATAGAAGTGATGCTACTACCCGGACCACTTAAACCTACGGTAGCTGATACTGTTCCGGTAACGTTTACCCCAGAAGACGTCGTAGCGACCTTGGCGCTGTTGTTATGATATAGAGTAACAGCTCCGCCTTCTGTCGCTTGAATCATATCTTGAGTATCAGCAGCATTACGTACATTAAGTACAGAAGCTCTCATTTCTAAAGCCCCTGTTCCTGCATCCGCTATGATAGAATCATTACCGTCGTGAAAAATTTCTAAATCATTTGCTGTCCCAAATCTTGCTTTGACATCGTCACCAAAATTTAGATTACCGGTCATTGTTCCGCCACCGGCACCAAGCACTGCATTTAACTGTGCTTGAATAGTTGTACTAGTATCTGAACCATCTAAGGTTTCAAACTCAGCATTACTAACACTTTGATCAGCAATTTGTGTTGCTACTATTGGTATCGTTGCATATTTTTTTGATTCGTATGTAGCCATGTTATGTTTTAATAATAAAGTTAATAGAAATGTAAGGGTTTAAAATATCAAGTGTAGCTGTACTACCACTAAATGAACCTGACCCACCATGATTATGAGCCTGACTACTACCAATGGAATTCGTAGAACCAACATCAGGATTCCCTGTGGTAAACTGAACATGATAGTCAGATGAACCCATACCACCGTTATTACCTTTGGCCGCAGTAGGATTTGTTACTGCTCCAAATACTCCGTTTGTCGTTACAGAAGTTTCTTTCATAATAAAGTGAGAGTGACTTGGTATTTGAGCTGTTGTTAGCGTGTGGTTAGACACACTAACAGAAACAGATCCAGCAGGAGTATAACTTTCAGTTGTAGAACCACCAGTTGCTCCAAGAGCATACGTTCCTGATTTACCTATTGCCATTCTGTTTTGAAAGTTTGGTAATCCAAAAGTAGTATTTCCATCACCAGCTCCATGTGTAGTTCCAATCAATGCAAACAAAGCACTGTAAGTAGAACGTGAAACGTTTGCTCCCGTACAACCTAAATAACCTGTAGGTATATCAGCAAGCGCAGCAGCCCAAGGTAAAATCATTCCAGTAGCAATTGTAAATGCACCGGCAGCAGTTAGTTTACTATCTAGTTGAGTTTGAATATTTGAACTAACATTATTAAGTCTTTGAAACTCTGCATTACTAATAGATTTATCAGCAATCGTATCCGCTTGAATTGGTAGGGAGTATCTTCTAGACTCGTACGTTGCCATACTATTTCTCCGTTATTTTCCAGCCGTGAGTATTTCCTGTAAATACAATCGTAAATGCAGCTCCTTCTGTTGAAACTGTTCCGTTTGCTGTTGCTCCAAATATTTTTTTACCATTTGGATTTATTGTTAACGCAAGTGTATCAAAGTTATCTGCAACATCCATAAAAGAAATTTCATCTCCAACAGCTGGAGCTGCAGGTAATGTTACTGTAATTGCATTACTGGTAGTATCTATAAATAATTTTTGTCCACTAAACGCATTTGCTGTTGCTGATGTTATTGTTGTTGCTGACCATCCTGAACTTGTTGTTTGTAGTGGATACCAGTTTGTACCATCAGTTGCTAAAAGAACTCTACCACCAGGAGCAATGCTAAAAGTATTACCTCCTGAACCCAGCTTCATTGTTATAGTACCATTTACAGTACCGTCGTTTATAATAAAAAAGATTCTTTCAGGACCTGTTGATCCACTATTGTCAGTTTGAATAACAAACGCTGTATTGTGACCATGAAACCTTATAGCTGCTTGTCTAAGTTCGTTGTTCGCTGCAGTCACTGGTCCATCATTTGATGATAGAGTAACAGGACTTGATGCCGATCCTAAATTTTTAGAATAAACACCAGATATTGCTTCCTCAATAGTATTATTGAAAGTATTGTTTGTGGTATTACCCCAAGAGTTTGCTTGTTCTCCAGTGCCAATTAGTTCTATTTTTAATCTAGTCGAATAACTTGATGCCATTATGCTGCTTCTCCTTCAATTGTTCCAGCTCCGGTTTCATCTACCTCAGTCCAAGAGCCTCCACCTGCCCCGGTAGTGTCTACAGGAGTTAAAGGTATCGTAGCTGTAGTTGTATCATCTACATCACTAAATGTAAACGTAGAAATTGTTCCAACAGCAGATGTCAAGGAGTTTCCTGTTACATTCACACCATAGCCCAGACCCACACTATTTACAGATAAAGTAAGAGATTGCCCTGATAAAAAAACATCCAAATTTGGTACAACTGAGTTAACAGAGCTTGTCATAGATAGCCCAGAAACTGCAGCTACCGGAGACAATTGAACAACGGTTCCTGTAATACTGATGGTATTTCCCATACCAACGCCGTGCGTAGTGCAGTAATATCTAATCGTGTTGTGTGTGTTTTGAGGAACTGTAAACTCTACTTTTGCTCCAGCTTGACCAGGCACACCAGTTGCTACAACGCCATCGGTAATAGGGGTGCCCGCTGTTGTTTGAAATCTTAGTGGGTGTGATCCATTTGTCTCATTACTTTGATCAAATATATATTTTCTACCTTTTATCAATGCTAGTGTAGGTCGTTGTACACCGTCAATTACAAATACATTTCCATATCCACCAACATTTACTACAGTTACAACAAAGGTTGTGTCAGCCGCTGGTAGTCCGGCAACTTGTGAAGTAAGAGCAGAAGGAGCTGTTACTGCTGGACCTAATGTGACTGAACCAACAGCACTTGTTAAACTGTTTCCTGAAACAGTAGCTAAAGCAGTTCCGCTAACAGATTGTTGTCCTGATGTAGCCGTGGTTAAATTGAAGCCTTGTTCTATTGCTGTTACTCCTCCTATCTCTTGACCAAGAGTTACAGTCATAGCTCCCCCTCCAGTAGCCAGATGAATAGTACCATCTGCTGTCACACTACTAGGTGAGTTCAATGTAGTGTTAAGACTTTGACCTGATATGACAGGCAGTACTTGAGGTGTTACAGAATTTTCACTAACATCTAAAAGAAAGCCATTTACAAAGTGAGTTTTTTGTACCGAGTATGCGTTAGATAAAGTAAGTGTAAGTGTGTGACTTGCAGGAGTAATTACAATTTCTTGTACTCCTTCTCCTACAGCTCCAAAAGGTGCCTGTCCAAATGCGGTTGCTCCGAAAAACATTACTTACCCTTGTTCTTTTTTTAGTAAATACTCAAAAGTGTCCGCTTTATTCTCTTCTAATTCTTTTATTTGAGATTTTAATTCTTCGACTTCTGTTTTTAAATCTTTGATTGCCTCAATAAGTAAGGGTACTACTTTGTCATAATGAACAGTTTTGTAATCAGTATCTAAATTATGTGCCGCAACTATTGGTGCTTCAGTTACAATTTCTGGTAATACTTTCTCTATTTCTTGTGCGGATACTCCAACCTCCATACCGTTTTTGAAAGCATCTTTATCAATATTTTTTGCAAGATCATTCCATTCATAATAATAGCCATTTAACTTATCAACTTTTTCTAAAGCATTTTCTATTTTACCATGGAAGTTTTTTAATCTTTCATCCGAACTATAGGCTGTAATGTTGCCCGTCGCGCTGAAGGAGCCCGTATATGAGCCAGACATTGTAATAGTACCATTACCAGTATTTAAACCAATACCGTTTCCTGCTGATACAGTTGTTGCACCACCACTTGTAACTTGCGTGATAAAGCCAGAGTCATTTGTAAGTTGAGATATGTTTCCTGATATTGCACCAGATAGAGTTGTAGCTGATAATGTTCCGTTTACTGAAAATCCTGTGCTAGTTGTTTCTGCCCGTTTTGTATTATCAAAATAAAGGTCTACTCCATTAGTATCGTTAGCAACAAACAATGTTTTATTATCCGCTGCATTGTTTACGGCAAGGTTATCTGTAAGAAATCGTATTGTTGTACCAGGGGAGTTATCTTTAATTATATTAAAACCAGAACTACTTTCGTGAAATATTTCTAAATCACTACCAGCACCAAATAAAGCCTTTCCGTTATCTGGATATTTTACATTACTATTTACAACCAAAGCTCCTTCAGATGACATATCAAGTGTAAGGGCTGTAATTGTACTGCTACCATCGATGCCTTGAAACTTAATATCTTTGTCAGCTACACTCGCTGCAAGGGTTACGTCTGAATTGGTTAGATCAAATTTACCAGTGCTTACTCCACCATCGTGAAGATTTATGACCGCTCCATCAGCATCTAGAGTTATTTCACCACCCATGTCCAAAGTAAAGTTGGAAGCATGAGAAATATTACCGGTCATCGTGCCACCTGCTTTTGGCAGAGCTGCATTTGCTGTAGTTGTAGTGTTAGTTAATACAGTATCTCTTGCTGAAATATCTACGCCGTCAACAGTTTCTGAACCTGACATAGTTATATTGGCACCACTTAAAACTAAGTTACCTGACATAGTTCCGCCAGCTTTTGGTAAAGCGGCGTTTGCTGTGGTTGTAGTAGAAGTTAATACGCCGTCCCTAGCAGCAATGTCTACACCGTCAACCGTGCCACCGACAGTTAAGTTTCCAGCAATGTCTGCATTTGTACTATTGTCTTCTATAACTGCTTTAGATGCAGGTAGTGTACAAAATACATCTTTTGTACCTGATTGAAAATCAACTAAACCATCCGCGTTAGAACTGGATATAACAGATGTACGTGAAAGTGTGTCTGGAGATCCACTAGTTACAGTTCCAACACCTATCTCAAAAGCAGAACCACCCTGTGCCTGAATACAGTAGTAAGTTTGATTAGTGCTACCTATTCCTGCTACAAAAGTTTCAAAACCAGTCTCAGCTCCAGCAAGGTCAATAGTGGTTGTACCTGTGTCTGTTGTCGTCTCTTTGACTCTATCATTTACGACGAAGGCCATTTATAGTCCTCCTATCCTAATCTGATGAGCTCTGATCCGCCGCCAGCTGTAGGGAATTGAATTGTAAATGTTCCGTTTGAAGCTGTAAAATCTCCACCAAACGCTAACACAACAACAGCATCATTAGTTGGGCCACCAGCGTCTTGTCTATAAATTAATGCACCATTCGCAGTGAATGAAGCAGAAGTCCAAGACACATTAGAAAATGTTGCATACGCTGTTGCTACACCAGAACCACCAGCAACAGTTGCACCAGTTAACGCTTTACCGCCGCCTTGATAAGCAGCGCCTGATGCGTTTTGTACTTCGGTGTTAGCGCCACCACCTGGATTGGTAGCATAAGCTGTAGTTGAAGCTCCTAAGTTTGCTGAAGAAGTATATAGCGCGATGTAGTAAGTAGCACCACCATCAAAATCGTGATTACCTTTTAATAACTCCTGTTTGAACACGTTACAAACTGCTTGGTTAATTGCCATACTTTTCTCCTATTAAGGGTTTACAGATGGTATAGGTAGACGAATACTTCCATCCCTAAACTCATCTCTTCGTTTTTTACCTAATTGTTCTTGTGCAAGTTGTGAGATAGCTTCTTTATAAGACATCTCATAAACTTGTTGGTCTTGTGGAGCTTTCAAGAACTTAAAAGCTTCACATAAGCAGGCATATAATAAAACACGAGGAGCATTAACGCTAATCCATGTTTTAGTATTACCACTTGATAAGCCTGTTGGTTTTTTGGTAATACCTATCTCAAATTTATACACTGCATTGGGCGTGGGTGCAACGACTATTGTGCCCATATCCCAGTTTGCATAGTATCTAGGTTTGGCTGTTGACCCCACTTCTGGAGTGTCATAATACTCAGCCAAGAAATCTTGATCCACCCTAACCAGATCAAACCGTGTTCTAGGAGCTGTATCTGTGTACAGTGTGACGTATCTAATTGTAGCTATTTCACTTATTTCAGGTTTACTGGGATCAGTTGAGCTGTACCCAGGTAATCTTACAAACCTATTGTTGGCTGCTGTATTGCCGTTTACATAAACATTATCATTGTTTAATTCAACGTCTCTAAATATTCTGTGTTCAGCGTGTTCTATAAAATCATTAATGATAGTAGTTGTTAAAACTTGATCGTCTGTCTCACAATAATCTCTAATCTGTGTTACTAATTCCGCGTATGTTGTCATGCTAATAATGTAACAGGTCCAACTGATGCCCTGTCCCCTCCAAATTTTAATATACCACCACTTTCATAGTATTTAAAGCCTTTACCTCCAGCGGCTTCAAATTGATTTATATAAGTAGTTCTGTCATCAATTAACAACTTATTTGGTCCACCATAAGGACCTTTATTAAAATTAGTTGCAAAATCTATACCCGCAGCAGCTCTTGCTCCCGTAAAGTTTGTGTTTAACCAAGTCGTTTTTACAGAATTACCTTGTACGCCTGCGTCGGTTGTAAGAGCTCTGTAAGAACCATTTTTAGCTATACATAAATCTATCAAAGCATCAGCCTCTGCTCGTTTTGCTAAATTAGCAAAAAAACCAGCGTTAGGAACAGCGGCTACAGCCTGTGCCTCTATGGTTGGTGACATATTATACCAGTCACCACCTGAGTTTAACAAACCCTGTGATGTGGCAAAAGTTGCTATTGCATTATAATATTCTGTCAACACACCATCCATATCTACAAATAAAGTTGTTGTTCCAGGTATGCAGTTATCTGTTAAAAATTTATTCAATGTATCGTTAGGACTAAATGAAAAATTATCATTGTCTATCTTTGTAACAACATGACCTTGAGCAACATTTACATCATGAGCTTCTAAACGTGAAACTTCAGGATACTCAGGAAATTTACTTTCTGCACCTCTAAATCTTACAACGTCTCCGTTTACAAATCCATGTCCTGGATCATTTACATTAACAATTATTGTATCTCTAGCACCCGAGCTAAACGCATTGCTGGTAAGTATGTGCGCAACCGGCGGTTCAGTTCTATCTGGTCTTGCATTTTGTAAACCTTGTGCATCGCCTTTTTGAACTTTTGGTTCTAGTTGTGGGTGCTTCTCTTCAAACTCACTAATGTGTACAAGAGAACCATTCCATTCTTTTCGCATTTCACGATAAGGAAATTCCATTCCACTTCTATCAGATATGGCTTTTGATTTACTGCCTTGTGCAAAATTAGACATTTGGATAATACGCCTGTGGTGTTATGAAAGTGCTGGATGATGAGCCGTCCTCAGCTAAAGCTCTTTGCAATTCATCTTCGTACAACATTTTCATTTGTTGAACCATTTCTGGTTTTTCTTTTTGACTTAAATAGTATGACAAACCAGCTGTCATGCATGGCACAAATCTGTATGGCACATCAGCCGTATTGCTGTATCCACCTGCATCTTGTATTCTTTTTACAAAATAAATTGCTAAATGTTTTGCAGCAGCTGTTGTGTCTGGTGTTGGGTATACCGTTAACATAGTGTGATCAATAAATCTTTGGACGTAGTATTGTGAAGGTGAGCCCTTTGATAATTTGTTTGATAACCCAGAATAAGTTGATCTATTTATTTTAGTAAGAGCAGAATCACTTTGAGTTGTAGTGGCTCTATTGTCTCTTAAGGCAGCTTCTAAAATATCATCAACACCATATATGCCGTTTGTGGGTGCTGTAACAGCACTTGTTCCATCGTCAGAACTTCTAAAGAATTTATACTCTGCTTGTCCCTCTACAAGATCAACATTGGTTTTATCTATTTCCCAATAATGTAAACCTCTGTTAGCCCATTCTTGAAACATTATGTTCAAAGAACGTCTTGCTGATTTCAATTGATAACCACTAACAGCTTTTACACCTACACGATCGTAAGCTTCCTGTATGACGTCATCGATTAAGAAACCACTTTCAAAAGTAGTTGTACCTGATGTTGCCATCTAACCTCCTAGTTGAACGTTACTGTAACGCCACCAGTATTAGTTAAATCTAAAAAGACTCCTGTTTTAAATCTTATTCCGCTTCCAGGAATAAAAATTTGCAGTCCTTCTTCTCCAAACAAGAAAGTGTGTGCTGTGCCTGCTGCAGAAGTATTGTCATAAAGTATAACACTACAGTTGGCATTATTGCCTTTTGCTTGAATAGATGTAACTCTACAAGGTCCAGTTACTAATTGTCCATCAGCTGTTAGATGCGCAGTTCTTTGGTCCGATGTAAATGATCCACCACCTGCCATAATATTCTCCTCCTAAATTAGCGGGGCCGAAGCCCCGCATTAATTACTTATTAGCTTAAGTTATTATTCTGTACGTACAGAACAGTAATCGTAGCAGCTCCCGCATCTGCAGCGGATCCTGTTTGATTGTATGTTGCAACAACGTTAACATCAGAAGCTCCAATATCGATTAAATTTGTAACCTGTGAAACATCTGAAGTTGCTAAAACTCTACCCAAAGAACCCAATGCAAGTGCATCAGCGAATTTATCAGCTGTACTACCATCACCTAAATCTACAGTGTTAGTAGTGCCAGCGTTAAAAGCTGTAGTTACGTCAACAGCTATTTGAAAAATCTGACTGTTTGCAGGTAACGTTGCAATTGTAGTAGTTGTTCCGTTAGCAGCAAAAACAATTTTTGCTGATTGTGCCATTAGAGTGAAACCAGTATTTTTACTTGCTCCTTCTCTAACTGTACCGGCCTTAATTGGACCGGAAAAAGTAGTTGTACCCATGTGTGTATCCTCCTTATAAATTTAACACAGTCGCGAGGCCGTCAGGTCAAGTCTGTGTTTCTTTGAATATACGCTTTTAATTTTATGATTGCAAATAAAAAGGGCGGCCGAAGCCGCCCTCTTAATAGGTTTATAACCTTACGCTTATGCGCCTGGAGATCCGAAGATACCTCTAGGATCAGAGAAGCCGAAGCTGTATCTTTCCCTAGCTTTATATCTAACGTTACCAGTTTCAAAATCGCCCTCAAGAGCAGTTTTGATTGGCGCACGAACCATATGCTTAAGTCCGTTAGGAACATCAGTCTTAATGAAGAATGCATCTGGATCAGATAGGAAGTTATTTACCACGTATCCTTGTGGTATCATTCCCATAGATGCGATTGCATTAGTATCATTATCAGCTGTTCCAACTCTTTGAGCAGATTTCATGATTCGCTCAGCTGTGAATTGTAGCTCAGAAGGTATAATTAGTTTCATACCTCTAGCAGCAATTTTTAAGCCACGCTCATCAGTAAGCTTGCCAATGTCAATCAACGATTGCTCGATAGATGTTTCAGAAAGGTCAGCAGATACTAACAATTCGTTAACAAACTTTCCAGCAACAGTCGGGTGACCAGCTGCTCTGTTGGCAGTTTGTCCAGAACATAGAGATGCTCCGTCACCACCAGCTTGTGCAGTTGAATCGAACGCGTTGTTCAATACTGCAGCAGCTTTAACTTGCTTCGTTTGAGCCATAGATCTTGCTAGTGCTTTAGTATAACGAGTAGAAATCTTGTCATACAAGTTATCTTCAATCGCTTCTTCAGTGATTGCGAACGCGAGAGCAATTGTCTCGTGTTGATATCTTGCAGTGAAAGTTTCCTGCGCGCTATCGTAAACCACGCCAGATCCTTCTGACTTAACAGCAGCTTTGTCAAAACCAGATAACATTACTTCTTCTTCAAAAGCTCTGTCACTGTTTTCTGTATCAAAGATTTCTGCGTGTTGGTTTTCATAGTTTTTGTACTCAAGTCCAAACAATGCGTTCAGACCTGGCTCTAGCTCTTTTGCTAGTTGTTGTCTTGATATAGCCATTATTTATGTCCTCCTGCTATTATTTGTACAAGTGTTCATTAATTAAAACGTTGTACAGTGCGTTTGCTCCGCCTGTACCAACAGTGTTGCGGCCTTCCTTTTGAGAGATTCCGATAACACGAATGTTAACGTTACCCGCTCCAAAGCTTGCTGAGGCTGCTTCCATTAATGAAGTACCAGTTGTGTCGTTACCTCCACCTGCATTGATGTCTGTAGTGTTCCCAATGTTAGATTGAGCAGATGCTCCGTCACCTTGTATTTCGAATACTTGGTATGGATCATCATATACAAACACTTTTGCCGCTTGTGAGGCAGGACGGTTGTTGATGAATTTAGGTTTTCCGTCGGAATCATCGAAAGTTGCACCCCAAAAAACACCTATGAAAGCTGTGTCGTTACCAGCACCACGCTCTACATTACCTGCGTTTAGTTTTACTAAATCGCCTTGATAAATTTTTGTAGCGTAGCCTCCGGCTGCGTCATATTCATTCATTTTTTGTGGAGCACCACTACCCATTTTCCCAATAGGATTAAACCCGCTTGGCGCGTCTAAATTTGCCATATGTTTTACCCTCCTTAAAGGTTATTGGTTAAATAGGTGGCTGAAATATGTAAATACTATTTCTTAGTACCACCAAAAGTTACACGAGTCTGCCTCTCTTGATTGATCGGCATACTTGGGTGCTGTTCCTTCAAGACATCGTTTTCTAAAGCATCATTACGATCTTGCGTCATTTGTTTATAATACGCTTCACGTTGCTTGGCGAGCTCTTCGGGTATCCTTGCCAGCACAAGGCCACCAACTCCTATGACACCTTCATACTTACCTGAAGTTATTGACGGATAACTTTCGTTTGGATATTCATCAGCTCTGACAAATTCCCAACCAGATCTCAACTTACCTGTTACGTTTTTGGAATCATCCGATCCCATTGACTCAGCTCGTATCCATCTGTGTCTGTACCCGTCTGGTGCAGGCGGTGCATCTAGTGATGATGGGGGAGTCCAAACCTTTGGCTTTTCTGTTTTCGCTCTAGTTTGACTCGCGCGAGTGGTTTTCATTTTATCGTTTTCCATATGCTATACCTCCTTCGCGATTAATTGTTTCGCATATTCTTCGAGTGGCACGCCTAGTCGTTTAGAAATAGCTACCTGTGAGGGCGTGAGCTTCACAGTTTTTCTGCGTCCCTTTGTGGCCGGACGTTTTGCACTTGCAACGTTCTGAACAGGTTGTTCAGCCGTCGATTCACTATTTGTATCAAATTTATGCGGGAATTCAAGTCTTATTCGTTTATCGACTTCCGTATAATATTCGTCAGAAGCAGGGTCAAACCCCTCCTCTTCTACAAGTTTCTTGTGAATATCAAAAGCGGTGTATGTCATTGCATTATCTACACCAAACCAAGTGTTTTTCTGAGCCCAAGCGTCTGCTTTTGGGTCAGGTGGTGGTACAACTGGTGGAGGAGCCACTTTAGGTTGAGCAGGTTGAGCAGGTTGCTCAACTGTTTTTTCCTCCTGAAGTTCTTTAAGTTTACCCAATCTATTGGCTTCCATAGCGAGTGTTGCAATCTCTGTTTGAGCAGCAACTTGATCATCAATGTTACCTGTAGCGATAGCTTGAGCTAGTTTTGCCTTTGCCGCCTCTACGTTTGTGGTGACTCTTTTTTCAAATTCATTTGTATAAGTTTCATCAAGAGAACTATATTTCTTTTTCATTCTCTCAACTTCTGCTTGTTGACCTTTTGCAAAAGTTATAGCTTCTTCTCTTTGTCTTTCAGCTTCTCTCATTTTTTTAGTAAGTGAAGCTATTCTGGCTTTTACACCCTTGCTATAATTTTCCATTTCTGATGTCTGTTCTGTAGCCTCTTCGGCTTTAACAGGTTCAGCAGGTTTATCGGTAACCTCTACCTCCGGTTTTTCTTCCGGTTGTTCTTCTTGTGGCGCAGCGTCAAGATCAATTTCTTGTTCTTGTTCGTCTGTTTCACCAACGTCTATTTTCATTTCTTCGTCTTGCATAGTGTCCTCCTCTATGATTACATTGCGTGAATAAGATCTTTTGGATCATCTATTGTTCCAAGTATCTCATCATCGTTTAACATTCTTATTTCACCACCATCAATCTCCATTCGTGATCCTGCATATCTTGCAAAAATCACCCAATCTTTTTCCTTGCACCACGAACCCGTTGGATATCTATCTTTGTCTGCATAACAAAGAGGACCCATTTTTAAAACATAACCAACCTGTACAGCTGACCTTGCTCTGTCTAGTGTTTCTTGTGCAATAATAATCCCACCTTCACTTTTTTCTTTAACCCTGAAAGGCATAATTAAAATACGCCAACCTGTAGGGTTTGGTAATTTTTCTAAATTTGTTTTGCTTGGTGCTTCTGTAGCTTCTTTGTCTTGTTTTTCGTATTTAGCTTCTAATGCGTGTGATGTTGTCATCGTTATTTGGCTCCTTTGGTTCTAGCAGGTTAGAGAGTTCCTGATTTATTGTATCGATCGCATGAATCTTACCTATTATATATTTGTATTCTTCCATTGTGTCAATCCCTCCGTTTGCGAGGGTTTGGACGAGAGTGTCCATCTGAGCTTGCATGCTCCTTTTTATTTTGTAGATCACGTTTATCGGATCTGTAGCTTCGGACATATTTTTTCTCCTTATCTCCTAGTTGTTCCCAGAACACGTCAAGCGGGTTCTTGGGTTTATTGTCCCCCATTTTTTCCCCCGATGTATGATTAAGTCAAATTACTTTTTCTTAAAAATATCTACGCCCTTCAAACCGTATATACTAGCTACGACTCCGACAAAGAGCGTCTGGTACCAGAAAGGCAGATTGTTAAACTGCTCAAAGAACATATGCAGTTTAGCTTGAATGTCTGGATCATCTGAGAATACAGACCATATCAATAAAATCACGGGCGCCGACACAAGTATCAAAACGAACTCGTCTTTCCATCCCTTGTCGTTTGATTGCCTTACAGCTGCCTGATACTCGATTTCGCCATTA